GTTTCTCGACGTTTGATGCCCCATTTGTGAGCGGTGTCGCCACCGCCCAAAACCGGCGCTTGATCGATGTATCGGCAAAGGGCGGCCAGCCGTAGGCGCTGTGGTAGATATCGAAATGAATCACCTGACCGCTGTCGTCCGGTGTGGGGAAGGAATCGTAAGTGGCCGCGTTCGTGAACGTAAAGAGACTCGGATCGAGCACGCCCCGGCGCGACCTCGGCGCGTGCAGTGCCATGACCCCCGTGTCCGCGTAGTCCGGCACAACCGAGAATCGACCCAAACCGCTGCAGATGCTGTCGAGCAACAGGGAATCCAGCTTCGCCCCCGATGCCCAGTAGATCGCGCCCGGGCTTACCCTGAGGCTGTCCGTGCCTTCAGCGAAATAGATTGAGTAGCGCCCGTATTTGAAAACAACCGTTGAATCGTCTATGGCGCGAAAATATGTCTTGATGATGTCCTGGGCGGACAGATCACTCGCCAGCAGGATGATCAGACAGAGCCCGACAAACATTACGTAATGACGCAATATGTTGATTTGTTTTGCCATTACGGTTCCGTAAGTCTGAGTTCACAATCCTCCAGGGTGAGCGCCTGTCCATCCGATACCTGACGGTCACTGGTGAGATCGAAGTACACCAGCACGTCCGGATCGGAGTCGTCGTTGACCACCACGGCCCAGCGCGCGCCGCCCCCGGACGCGGGGATCGGTCCGCCCGACGCGGTCCACACCACGTCCTTGATCTGAATGTAACACCGGTCCAGCGAGTCCTGCTCCTGCCTGGATCGTGTCCCAGTCCGTCGTGTCGCGATTGAGCTGGTAGCCCCCGGCCGCGTAACCGTTACCGGCAGTTATCTCCGTCAAGTCCGACAACGTATTGGTATCCGCATCCGGCGTGTTAGCGGACGTGCAGAGTACGACAGAAAAGTTCGTCGGCACATCCTGGTTTTGAAGGTATCCACGAAAGATGAGATACTTGCCGCGATTTGTTACTCCTGATGCCATGCCTGCTACTCTCCTTCTTCTGACTCTGCCTGATTCGCAGACTTGTTTATCTCGTCCAGCATTTCGTTCAACTGATCTATCTCGTCCCGGGTGAAGTCGAGGAACTTGCGCAGGAACACCTCCGGCGGTACAACATCGCTGGCACCGATGGCATCAACGTACGCCTTGAGAGCCCTGGCCTTGATCTCACCGACTTCGGCCTTATCCTTGTCACTGGGCGTGAGCAGGTCCGGCCAATCAACCGTATAGCCCTCCGCAGGCGTCGGCAGTACACCTACCTGAATAAGTCGATCCACGAACGGGCGCAGTATCTTCGGCTCACAGTGATTGCGGCGACGCTCGTCGATGTGCTCCGCCCAGTTCTGCGCATCTTGTTTCGAGGCCAGTTCGCCCCGCTCGGAACCGAGCAGGATACGCTTGGGGATGCGCGTCGCCGCCGAAATCAGATCAACGATGGTCTCAACGTGTTTCGATGGGTCGGCTACCTGCGGTTTGAGTTCTTGGATATCAATCCCCTGCACACGAATATATCGCTTCAGACCATGCAGATACTCTTGCATCTCCTTTTGCAATCGAGTCAGCGTCTGGTCAGTAACAGAAGCATCTGACGCCAATTTGAGACCAAAACCCGGGAATGCGCCGCGCCAGAACATCTCGCCCGAGCCGCCAACCACACGTTCCAAATCTTCCAGCCGGTTGACAACCGCTTCCAGCCTCGGCGTGCCAAATACATCATTCTCCGTTGTTTCTTCGGCGATATGGATTACCCGGCTCCAGTGGGCGCGCACCGATGTGCTTGCGCTCGTAGCCCCGACGGACATGATGATCGAATACTGGGTGGGCAGACCGTATCTCTCGTTTGTGGCATTGTTCTCATATGACTGTATGCTCGCACTGCCTTGGCTGTAAGGCATCAGGTACAGGACATCAGAGGCATTTCTGATCGGTTGATCCAGCGGTAGCCCGTCATTGAATCCGATGAGTAGGACACCGTACTCGCCTATACCAGCCACACGGTCCACCCGCGACAGATAGCCATAGACACCATGCTTCTCAATGAGATCAATCCAGGCTTTTTCAAAAGCCGTCTCATCGGTTTCTGATTCAGTGAGTTCCGGCATACGCCGCCAGCAGTACTTCACCGGGGTATTGATGATCGCCTTGGCTATGTCCTGGCGCTTGTAGCGACCCAAGTAATGATCATACGTCAATTCCGCTTTGTAGCCGAGGGCCGTGTACAGGTCGCGGTCACTGTCATACGATTTGCCCAAGTAGGCGGCCATGCCGGCTCGGATGACACCCGCGGTTAGTGCCTTGATCTCTGACACCGTGGCCATCAGTGCCTGCATCTGTTTGCCGTTGTCACCGCTTCGGCGTATGATCCTGCCCCGTGGCTTTGTTTTTGTCCCGGCCATCACTTATCGCCGTTTAGGATGTCGTCGATTTCGCTGAGACTGAGTTTCTTCTCCGTGGCGAGATGCCAGCGCACCCAGTTGCTCACACGTCCGATGAGCTTGTTGCTTTCATCCACCTGCGCTCTTAATGCAGACAAATCATTCGCGAGCTTACTCGTCGTCACGGTACACTCGCGTCGCGTCATGTAAACAGGTAAGCTATTTGGTTGCCCTTCCCCGTGTAGTGCGGCAAGTCGTTTGCGTAGTAAGATGACCTCGCCGCTGTTGGCTTTTACACTTTGTCGCAACACACCGTAAGCCGCACCGGCACCGATCAGGGCCGACAGTATTGCGAGCGCACCGACTGGCAGTAGGTCCAGCATGTTATCTCCCCCAGACTCCGACTCGTTTGCGTTTGTTCAGCATCAGGAAAGCCCCACTGGCGGCATCAACCTGGTCGGAGGTGCAAGTATCGGAGCCATCGAAGTTTTCCATCTCGCGCAGGAACGCTTCATTCCATGCGCCGCGCACGAGCTTGACGTTGCCCGCCTCGGCTTGAGCGCTGAGGGGTCGGGCCCGGAGACCCTTGGATTCACGTACCGGATTCGCTGCCACATCGTAGCCAGCCAACTTGCGCACATAATGCTCGGCCTCGGCTTTGCCCGCCTGACCCGGGTCTTGCTCAATGCCGATACGTATACCGGTGCTATCCTGCGTGGCGACATTGTCAACGGTTGTCTCAACCTGCATGGGCGAACCCTGAAAACGGACCACGTCGGTAATGTAGAACACGGGGGCGCCTGTTCGGCGCATACGCACACCAGCCGTCCACGAAGCCTTCACGGGTTGACCGTCCTTGCTCTCTGTACCGGCCCGGTCCCAATAGCGAATCTCATCCTCAGCCGCTGGTGCCGCGTCGACGATCTCAAACCATTCCCGCTTGAAGAACACACCCGCCGATTCCCGTATGTTCCAGTTTCCCCGAAGCAGACGTTCACGGTCGATCAGCGGTAGCGCTTTCAGGTTGGCCACATAGCCGGGGTTCTGCTCAAGCAGAATCTTGTTATCGTAGACACTCGAGGGAATGAAAGTGCAGGACTTCGGTTCACATTCCTGACCGTGCCGCTTTTCGAGTTCATCAGTTCTATCCGCCCAGTGGATCTCATTGTTGATATTGACGAACCAGCGGATAGCACCCGAGCGTTCCGGTATGGCAAACCCCGTTTCATCGTCAATCCAGTATTCGAGGAAATGTCGCAACCAATGATCGGGATCGGGATTGCAGGTCGCCCGGATATACGGGCGGATGGCACACATCGACCGATTGCGCGACAGCATATACATAAACTGCCGCCACGTAAACGATTCCAGTTGGTCAAAACAGATCACGGGTATCTGCGAGCCATCCCAGGCAAAGCGATCATTTTCGTGCTGCATATGGGCGAACCGAATCTTGCTCCCCGACGGAAAGCGCCAGTCCAGATAATTCTCCCGCGGAGTGCCGAGCCATAGCCGGAACATCTCCGTCGCCATGTCCCAGGGACCACCTTCGGCGCGAATCTGCGTGAACTCACGGCGAAATATGACGGCACCGAAACCAGGAATATCTGTCTGTCGCACCGCGTCATATAGTAGCGCCCAAGTTTTCCCTCCCCCGGCTTGGCCTCCATAGATAGCAATGTCCACGGTCGTCTTCAGAAATTCATCCTGTGGTCCCTGTTGGGGCCCGATGTCACACCCATGCCAGAATTTAGACTTTGGCATGTTCTGTTCGGCGCTTGCGGTCATCTTTAATTTCTTTCGCGATCGTGACATTATCTTTTCTGCGCCCATTATCCGGCACGTAAGCGTGAATCACCGGCGTCTGCAGAGGCATCCCGTCCGGCCCACCAATCTCGTGCTGCTGCCGGTCGTGCCACTCACCTGAGCAGCGGTTCTTGAGATAGAAGATTTGGGCGACTACATCTGGCAGGATATACTTCTTTGTCTTGCGCACCCGTGCCCGACGGAGAGTCTTGCTACGCGCACTTTTCTGGCTGACTGTTTCAACCTCTTCGTATTCGAAACCGACAGCGCGCTTGAACAGTGCATTGATGACCTGCGCGTCCGCATCGGCTTTGCCAGTTTTTAACGCTTCACGAAGTTCGCAGTGCGCATGTTTATATCTGATAAGACTTTGCTGCGATATACCGAGGTTTCCGGCGATTTCCTCGTCAGTAAGTCCTTTCGCCTTCCAGCAGCGGACGGTGTCGAGCCGCTCCTTGACATGGGTGTAGTATTTACTGACGGTGCCTCTGCGTGGACCCGGCCGCTTTTTCGCGACTTTCCTGTTCGTTTTCGACTTTGGCATGCCACAGACACAATATGCCCGTCAGCGGTTTTTGGTGTTAAATTTTTACGTGTGGATGCAGAATGTGATTTTTGCGATACTTGCGATAAATGTGATACTTGTTGATTTTAGGAAGGTTCGAN